ATGATCGGCGCATTAACGCTTCCAGGGCTTGTTGCGGTATTTGTAGAAGCCCGTATCGCCGACTGCCGGGTATACTCCACCACGCCGCTGCCTGTTACGCCAACTTCTTCAACTACTGTTGTAATAATTTTATCCGAATCAACATCCATGGATATTATGCGGACCAGTTCATTATCTAAACCTAAATATTCTTCAGTTATTGCAATCAAATCCATTGGATCTAGCAATATAAAAGGGAAGTACGGCAATTTAACTGTATATTGATTCCGATGATATATTGTTCTCTCTGCTATGGTTTGGACAACAATAGCAGCAACGGCCTCTGTACAAATACAATCTAGTGTCACTGAATCTGCTTTTTTCAAACCAATATCATCAATGCTTGCTAAATCCTCACAACTTACCACATCATCGGCATATTCATCGGCACGATTTTTAAAAGTAAGTTGCTGAAAATTAAAAATATCGCTTGTATCATCTGTGCCCAACTTAACAGGGTCATCACCATCATAGATGAAATCACTATCAGTCAAAGAATATATTGCATCCAAATCAGGCGTATAAGTTACGCCGTTGCCAGTAATTGTAGTGGTTCCATATGGAATAAGTTTTAATGTCCCTTGGCTTGTAACGGGCTGAGAATTAGTGGCTTTTATAATATTGTTAAGCGGTTCTGAAACTTCGCTTTGAGATGTTAGTGGCATTGATAAAAAAATTCCGCTTGCTAAACAATAGTTTTGGTAATTCGTCATATCGCCTAAATATTCTGTAGGGTAATTTACGCCAAAAACATTATCTGTTAGTAATCCTTTTATAATTAAATATGGCTCGCAGTCTAGGTTTCCAGATCCATAAATATCCTTGCCAAATACTTCAAACCCATAAGATGTTAAATAATTGGATGAACCTAAACTTATATATCCAGCAACATAGGCTAAATAAGGATAATTTAATGCTCGATCTGAATGCTTAGAGGTCATATACGACCAAGGGGATTGTGATTTACTACCATAAAAGACGGACAGCGTATCCTCCGTATCAAGATCGTTGCCGTCCGAATCGTAATATAAAGCATTTATTGTTGCTAATGTTGTGCTGTCCACAGACCAATTTGAATTTATAGCATGTTTTTCATAAGCCGTACTACTGTCCCATATACGACCTATACCGTTTATTTCGCCCTCACATAAACCGATAGCAGCCGCTACTTTGTAGGTGTATGATTCGGTGGTAACGCCGCCTTTACCGCTACTAGTAGATGTTGTAATAATCGTAAAATCAACATAGTCAATGCAATTACCGCTTAATTTGTGAGTGCCGTAAACTATGCTAATTGGTTCCCCAAATATGGATGTTGTTACATCTAAATAATCATATTTCGTACCTGTTTGGACTGTTGATCCACCTAGTAAACCACTCATTTAACCACCTACATTTCTGGCCAGAATGAATAAAGTGCTCTTTGCCGTTTAGGGAACTCGCCTTGCGTGTTGTCTCCATAGATAACGCCTAGATTAACATAGGAATGAATAATGATTGGGTAATCAACTACAATTGCGCCATGTGATATGCAACGCCCATAATGGTAAACAATAATATCACCAGGTAAGGGCTTTCTTTCGCTTATCTCGCAACAATATTTTTCTACCCATCCAAGATATTTTTCCTCACTTCTATGAAGGTGCCAATCCCGTCTATAGTATGGAACTTCTATATGCTCAATCAACCCGCATCGTTCAAATACTTCTAAAAGGAACAATCCGCAATCAACTCCGCCATTTTTCACTCTTGCATTATCATGATAAGGAGTTCCTAACCAACTGATAGCTTCATCAACGACTGCTTGCCTTTGCTGTTTTTCTAACTCATTCAAGCTTAATCACCCCCCACTAACTCTAGGCACAGGGATAAATGGAGTCCCACGGTACGAACTATAGTTATTAAATCGGCTCTTACAAAGCGACATAGTATGATCGCACCCAGCAATTAGTTTCACTGTATTTCCTGCAACAGGCGTATATTCTAGTGTCCACATTAAATTTAATGTAGCTATCCCAGTACTAGAATCGTAACTATGTGATTTTATTGTACGGCTCAGTCCATAATTATCACCTGTAGCAAATTTAACATAGCCACCTTGGTAATAGGCAGATGAATGACTGCAGGATACGTATAATGTACTTTTAGTGCTGCCAGATAACAGTGTGTATTTTTCTGTCCAATCCTCTTCATCTAATCCGCAGACATAGCCATATAAACAATTTACACAGCCAGCCTGATACAGATTAGGAGGACTTTTAGTTGATAAAATGTCATTAAATGATTTTATCTTTAATTCTGCTTTACTTCTCCCTGCAGACTCGACTTCTGTACGCCCGACAAAAAGCAGCAACTTATAATCTTCTGATACTGCAAGCGACCAGTTTTCCATGAAAACTTGCGAATAATGACATGTAGCATACCTAAATGATCCAGAACGTAATGCCCTTGGAATATAAATACTTTTTTCATTAATTGTTAAAGTGTCTGTATCGTAATACATTGTTAAATCAAGTTCATCGACGCTAAACCCCAATGATTGCTTGAAATTTCCGCTATCAATCGGCAGCGGAACATAATTATAATCGCCACATTTAAAAGTATAAGGCAAAGAAGTAAATCGAAATATCGTCCCATCTGTTAAAGTGAAAACATATAACTCAGCCATACAAAGGCTTGTCGCCGTATTAAGTAAATTAAGTAATGTAGTTGAACAACTTTTCATATCAACACCGACTTAAACAGGACGGTAGGAGCCGACCATATTTGATTAACAACTTCCTCGAATTCCGTTTCATCTTCGGTAAATCTGCACCGATAATAAAAATTACCAGCCCATGATAAAACCGCCCCAAAAACTGGAGCGGTCGTAAAAGCAATCTTCCCTTTTGTTGTCCAGGTAAAACCTGTCGTTGCTATTCCATTCATATAAATAGTTGGCTTATTAACGATGCCTATTACCGGTTCAATAAACGCCCCATAATTTCGGCAAAGTTGGAAAGCGGTTGTTGAACCATCACCACTACCGAACGCTTGATGATTGCAAGTGTTATCATATAAATCATAATAAAGCCAATCATCATGTTTACCATATCGATTTAAATAAAAACCAATTAATTGCTGTATGTCGTCGGTAACAGAGTTTTTATCATCTAAGAATTCATAGCCTAGTGTGAATGTCCATCGTGGATAAGGACGCAGGGATAGGGTTTTATCTACCCCAAGCGCGCTGGTTTGTTGTAATGTAACAAATTCAGGTTTCTTTTTTATCCCTATTGCCAAACCTCTTAGTTCTGGAAAAATTGCATCACTCATTACGGTCTACCCCATTTACTAACATTTTGCATAGCTAAGCTACGATTTACCTTATAAAGTCCTTGTGTAACGTCTCGACTGTTATTTTGCAATACTTTACCAACTCCCTTACCATCCATTGCTGTAACATTATATGTAGGGCTATGGCTGATTTTTGGCACTGAGAATTGCTGATTGGCGGTTGCATTTGAGTTTCCGGAAAAACCACCGCTTGAAATAAAATCCCTTGCTCCATCAGCAAATGCAGCGGGTATGACAACTTCCCCCTTATGTATCTGAGCAAGCATATCATGCGGCACATCTAATGTTCCAACATCGTAAGACGGTAGGCTTGTCGTAGCTACACCAGAGCCATAATAGGATGATGAGGAACGGCTGGTAGTGCTAGATGATGTACTGCTACCACTGCCACCAAATAACGCCGATAGAGCATACATAATAGCCATCATTTCTAACATAGCAACCATTTCTGTCCCAATACTAGCAACAGCTTGAGTAGATGCGTTTGTATCGCTGGTTTTCTTTAACTGGTTTTTTTTATTATTTAATAATTTCTCTTGTTCTATTTTAATTTGTTCTTTGGCGAGTTCTGCTGCATCAGTAGCGGTTTTATTTGCTAAACTACTAGAATCTGTCGCTTTATCATTTTGCAATTTCTGCAGATTGGTAGTTTTGCTTTTCTGTAACATTTTGGTAAGTATAGATGTCCATTTTTGCGATAACTCAGTTGTCCATTGTGTAGATATTGACTTAGCCAAACTATTAAACACGCTCCGCATAGCTTGACCAAATGATTGAGTACGTTGCAAAATAGCCTGCAATCCTGAAGATATCCCAGATTGCAACGTATTGGTAAATGCTAATAGATAACGGTGCTGGTATTGATAATCTTTTTGCGCTAATGCTTGTAGTTTCGAATAGTAAGACGACCACGCCTGCCAGCCTTCATTTATAGTTGTTATCGTGCTTACCTTGTCGCGCGAATTATCTTCCATTTTCTTGAGCAGTGTTTTTTGATCTGCCTCAGTTACAGCCGACATATACTGCTCATAAAGTTCTGCTTGCAATTTTGGATCAGTAGCGTTTGCCTGTAGTTTTTCTTTAACGCCGTCCACATTTGCAGTATATTGTGTTTTTGCTTCTTCGGCTTCACGGGCGTTTTTTTGTGGTTCCGTAAGCTGTTTATTCTTAACTTCGTTTGCAACGTTTTTCATCTGCATAGTTTTTCTAATTGTTGCTATTTCCTTATTTAAATCCGCTTCGGCTTTAACAATTTTATACTGATTATTAAGTAACTCATTTTCAGCATTGATTGCTGCTATTCTAGCATTCATTTGAGCAACGGATCCGGATAACTCATTATTGATTTTCTGAAAGGCAATGTCTACTTTTGATTCATCAACAGTCAATGGAATATTATTCTCTTTTTTGCGTGCAATTTCTGATTCAATTTCAGCTTTCTTTTCGGCTGATATTTTAGTCAAAACTATTTCACGGTTTAATGACGCTTCTTCCAAGGCAATTTTTTGATCATTAATTTTCTTTTTTATGTCATATTCACCTTTTGCATAATCAAGCGTTTCTTGATGGTGAGCGTCATCGATTTTAGTAACTCCCGACATATGTTGCTGATACAAAGCTAATTTATCAGCAGCTGTATATTCATTCCCAGACGATTCCTTTTTATATTCGGCTTTGGAATTGGCAGCTTCAAATGATTTTTTAGCTATTTGATACTCAGTGTCCCCAGTATCTGTTTTGCCCTTTCCCTCTTTACCATGGATCTGATTACTGATTTCAGGAGTAGTTGGTGGGCCAGCACCGGGTATAGTATTGTTGGTAACCATTTGCTCATATGCTGACTTAGCTTGTTCCATAGCCTTTTCAAAAGGTGATTTTTCTTTGTTTTGTGGTCCGTAGGCTACATCTCCAACACCACCGTCAGCGTTAATTCCACCAATAGTAAGATTCTTGCGAATAGTAGCACCTATATTAGCAGTTACCCCTGCAATTTTATTACCTAAACTAATAAAAAAATCAATTACATCGTTACCCCAGGCAGGTAAAATACTGCGCACTACATCACCAATAGCAGATGCAAAATTTGATATACCCGTTTTAGCAGCATCTACAAACAACGGAAACGCTGTGCACATGCCCTCAAATATTGCAATAAATACTTTACTAATCCCCTGCAGAAATGACACAAGCCCATTCCATAAAGATTTTATGAAATTTACTACCGGTTCCCATGCCACAGATATTAGTAATATTGCGGCACCTAAAGGTGGAAATAATATCATTATCATTCCAATATTGTTGGCGATAAAGTTAACTACTTGATTCCAAGTATCTTTCATCCATTGCAGGATTGGTGACCAGTAGTTGTATAAAACATAAGCTACTGCCGCCAATGCCAATATAGCGGCGGTTAGCAATAATACTGGACTAATTGCCACATCAAGAGCAACAAAAGCAGCCGCAAGCCCCTCCGTAGCTGCAATAGATAAAAAGGTGGATGCAGTGGCGGCAACATTAGCGGCATTCTGCGCCCACGTACCAGCAGTTGCTAAAGCCATTGTACCAGTTAATCCAGCAGTAGCAATTGCTTGCAATCCTGTATATATGGATACTAATGTTGTGGCTGCAGCATATGTAAGCGCAGCTGCCTTAATCGCTGCATATGCTAGTAATAAATCCCCTAGCACCCCTACGACGTTCGTAACTGAGTCGCTATGCAGCTTTAACCACATCACGCTGCCAGTCATATAAACGGCGAACTGTTTCAAGTATGGCAACACCTGATTACCCATAGTTTGAGCAAATACCTGCAAAGCTGCTTTTAACTGTCCCATGTTAGTTGCAAATGTTTCCATGCCTGTTTTTAATAGTTCTTGCGTCATTTCATCAGATGATTTTGTTTTTAGTTCCCCCATGATCTTGCTAAAGTTACTATTGGCATCTGCAAGAAATGCTTGCATGGCATTTACTTGATATTTACCGCCCGCAATTGCTAGTGCTAATTTGCTTTTGCCTTCATCATCTAACTTAGCATATAAATTTTGCAATTCAGCAAATACGTTGGCCCCATCCCTCATGGTTTTCATACCATTTTCACTAACGTCATACAATTTTATATTGTATGAATCCAAAGCCGCTATCGCCTTGTCCATACTAAAGTTAGCCGTTATGGATTTCATTGTATTACCAATCGTTGATCCCGTTCTAGCCGTTTCTGTGCTTAATGCGGAGACTGCAGCAATTGCCTCACGCGATCCCATATTAAAACCTTTAAATGCACTACCGGAACGCTGCAGGGCATCCATCAAGTCACTGCCTTTAATATTCGCTACATGGCAAGCAACTGAAAAATCATTTAAAAATTGTTTTGTACCTTGGGCCGATAGATCAAATTGCAGCATAACAGCTTCAAGGTTTTTAGTAGCAGATCCAAGGTCCACAAAGTCTAGTTTATTCATCGTCAATGCGACACTGGTTAAATAACTAATACTTTCAACATCCTTAAATCGTCTGCTTAATATCTGCATGGATTCCATTACATCAGGCAGTCCAACACCAAAACCGATAGCAAACTTTCCTGCGGCATCATTTAATCGATTCAAGTCAGCATTTAGCAACTGATTATTATTGTGATACTGATCGGCTAATTCAAGATTTTGGCGCATTTTCTGCGTTAATGTTTCTGTTTCGGTAGCGGTTTTTATTATCATGGTGGGTATTCCAATCAATCCAGCAATCATTGCACCACTAGCCATAAATTCAAGATGACTTTTCAGCTTACCAAAAACATTCCCAAGGATGCCAGCTTGATTTGCTGTATTTGCTAAAGCCGTGCGCAATTGTCCATGCTGCTGAGTTAAATTGCCAGTTGCATTTGCCATTCCTTGGGTATTAACATGATTCATTGATGATTGTAAATTAGTTAAAGATGCAGCAGTTTGCTGCGTGCTAGATGCAATTGATTTACTAGACTGGTTTGCATTGTTGGCCATGTTTTGAAATGCAGTTGTGACTCCTGAAGCGGCCTCTTTTATTCCAGTTCCCATACTAGCGGCCATTTGTGACATGCTCTTAGATGCATTTACATTCATTGTATTTAGCATGTTGGTCATTAGCTGTGTTTGTGTAGTTAATGTTTGCGTAGCATTTAAAACAGCTTGATTGAAACTAGAAAAATCGGCAATTACGCCGATTGAATAGGTTCCCATATTCCCTTGTGCCATGTATCCTTCCTTCCGAAGATTAACAAACGTAATCTACAATTTTCCGTTTAGGCTTTGATCCACAATCGCCAAAAGCAGATAGTAGTCCTCGTAGTTGCTCCTGTTCAAATTGCTTCTGTTCTTCAGGAGTGCGTTTATGTTTCGGCTTATTTTTTTTCTTACCTGATTCACCACTAAATGATTCAAGTACTGCCATCAGCAATGCGCCAGGATGGGGATTGTTTTTCATATATTCCACATGCGCTGATACATCATCTAAATCTAAGCACCAGTCAATATATTCATAGCTGTAACCAAAAATTGCGGCAAATGAAGCATAAATGTATCTCCAATTTGTTTCACCGCTTTCAGTGGTTACTTCTGGACGTTTTTTGCGTATTCAGCCATTTGTTTTTTTACATTTGAATCTTGAGATATAACATATTGCATTAAAAACATTGTGGCTCCTGAGTCTAAACCTTCCCCAACAAATTCTTTGGTTATCCGCTCGTCGTTTGGATAGTTTCTTTGAAGTGCTAATGCAATAAGTTCCACTAAAACTAAATACGATTCAGCCGATATATTACCAGCATCATCTTCTTTTTGTGCTTTATTAATTTCTTTTTGAATTTTACCGACTTTCTCAGATCCATTCGCTTTGGCATACGCATACACGCTCATTGCTGGCATGACAAATATTTCACCATATAATTCAATCTCAATTCCCTTAAATTTAAAGTTTTCTTTTTTGCCACTCATAATATATCTCTCCCTAAATTTTATTTTCCCTAGTAGATTGCCAGACAGGGCAGGGATCACCTTTTCGCCCGTCAGCTAGTCTGGCAGAAATAAATTATTCGTCTAAATACAAATAACCAATGATGTCCGAACTATCAGCGAATGCGCTAAAATCAAATGCAGGAATTAAGTAATCTTCTTGCTTGAAGTTCAAATCAAGTTTATTTGTCGTACAAGCATTAAGCAATAAAGTAACGTTTTTATCATCTAATACGCTATACATCTCAATTTGGAATGTAGGTGCAGTGCCCATATTGTTATTGGTCAGCGTGATCGTCTTGCCAGTTGTAATGGTATAGTCGTATACGTATTGAATTTTCTTGCCTGCATCTGCATCTGCAAAAGTTAAAGTTCCACTTGCAACCGAGTATTCTCCTGTTGCTGGTGTTCCTGTAACTTTCGTCATTGCTGTTTTTTCGGTCGAATCGCTGACATCATAAACCGCAAGGATTTTGCCAATCGTCCCGCTATCCGGTGCCGTGATGGAAATAGTAAAAGGCGTAACGGCAGGGATTGTAGCTAATACCGGTTCCGCTACTTTAAGTTGCCCAGTTGATACGGTTCCACCTAATATTTGATTTAAAGCCGCCGCCTTAATATCAGCAAAACCAGCCTTCCCTTCCGCCTTACCTTTACCCCTAGCAACTTTTACAGCAATTTGCTTTCTACCATAAAGTTCTTTTTTATCGAAAGTAAATGAAAAGCTGCATTCCTGCAGGGTACCAAATTCAACACTCGTCCCATCGGAATTAACAGAGAATAAAGAACCTAATCCAAATTCAAACATTTATTTTCCCCCTTGTTTTTGGTAATAAAAAATACACCTATTAATTTAGGTGCTAGTTCCGTGCTATTGATGCATTGGCCCAAAATACCGTTGTTTCAAGATTAGTAATCGCTACTGCTTTTTCGCGTGAATTAGGGCAAAGTTCATCAATTAAATAAGCTAGTTCCTTTGCCTTTTCACGAATAGCAGTATACTTCTCTGACTGCCCTTCTTTGGGAGCATGATAAACAAAATTATTTTCAATCTGTTGTTTCATAAAATCATCCTTTCAATAAAAAATACACCTATTTATTAGGTGTACATTAGTGCTTTTGGTGCATATATTAAATATTTACTCATGAAGTAATGAGTACGAGTTTCGGTGTCATACAATGGACATTCTCCCCGTACTTTGCGACACATCGTAAGCCCAGCAGGCGGTTTTAAGTCAATTGTATCCACCGTAAGATTAAATAAGTAACTCGCTTCATCAGGACCATTTTTTGTCCATCCATATACATAGTAATAGCATTCCGAGGATGGTATTTTACTTTTCAGAGTTTGCGACATGTCCATATGAATCGTCAGTGACGGGTATACAGGATTGTCTATTGCATTAATGTAATCAGGATAGATTTCATCACCAACTACGTCGTATAGGTCTGAATTGGCAAGAAAGGCGCTTCTGAGTAATGCGATAACAGGATCATAATTTTTAATCGCCAATAGAATCACCTACCTTATCGGCTAATCATTATAAAACTTTCTAAATAATTCAGCCAGGCTTATGTTATTTTGCTTTGCCAAATCAACACACAATGCGCATACATTACGAGGCTGTGATGCTCCTACTTCTTCACAAAGATATTCGGATAAACCACTATATTCTCTTGGCGCTGAAAATCTGTCACATATCGGAAGATGTTTATTCTCTTCCTCCATTTCAATTCTGGAACTACCATCCCACGCTTTAATATAATGATTATTAATCTTAAATCGGCGGTTTATTGCTCCCATGTTCGAACCATCTGCAGATCGCCACCATTCATTATTTTTATAATCATCATCATTTGTTTGGCAAAGTTTATCAACTTCACTTTCTTCAAGTTCCCATATTTGGTATCTTCCGTCTTTGGCATACTTTTTCATGGCATTTATTCCGCTTCGTTCAATGAAGCTGTCTAAACTGCCAGCTAAAATTTCTTTCATTAAACAACCATCTCCATATAAATTTACTTACCTAATATCGCCCCCGTAAGAGCAATACCTATACCCTCAGTGCTTTCTATTGCTGAATGACTTATAAAGTCTCTCGGACGCATCCTTGAAGTTCCATTGATTAAATCGGCAATATATGGTACATCACTTTCTAATACGCCAACTTCTACGCCTGCCATAGCATTCGTCGAAAAGCCGTTTTTAATAATATTTTCTTGCAAGGTTCCTGACTGTACATGCAAATCAGTATCAGGATGTGGTCCACTGTCCTTACTCTTTCTAGTGCTATATGGATGCCCCATTTCAGCTAATTCTTTTAGACTGTGGTCGGTTAGCGAGGCGTGCTTTTTCATATTAGTTTCCAGCAACTCACCTGCAAGGTTTACACCTTTAATGCAATTCATGCGATTGGTTTCAATCATCATTTTCATATTATTAATGACGGTATTGAAATTGTTTACCTTTATGCTGCCAGCCATCAGAGAACACCGCCTTGTATAGAAATTTCTAAATGATCCATATCGGCAGTACTAAAATCATTAACAGGTCCAACTAAATACTTTGCACCTATATTTACCCCTGATGGAGCAGTTAATATGGTAATAATATCCCTCGCCCTAATATCAACCAAGTCACAAAATAAAATACGATAATCAATTAACGTCTGACCAGCAAGGGGCATAATTAGCTTATTGTCATCTATTTGTATCGTACACAGTAACGTTTCAAATACAATAGTAAGAGCCCCTTTATCGACGCCACTAGGCGACTTACCGGCAGATATAGGACGTTCAATCTTAACAGTAGTATCATAAAACTCAGATATATCTATGATTGTCAAAACCCCCTATCTTAAACGAAGGTTGGACAATGCTAGTATCGGACTGCATATCTTGCTTATCAGATACAGAAATGCCACCAGCATAGGGTATTACGACAATACCGGCATTTGCATAAAGCTTATCGGCTAGTTTCTGATACTGAGTCACTTTTTGACTATATGATATTTTGATCTTGCCAACAGACTTATCTGCAAGTCGGGAAAGTTTCGCGACAATCCCGATACAAGCATAATAAGCAGCATCAGCAATGCTAGAATTTGTAGAGATAATATAATTTATCTCTTCGTCCTGCAATAACGGATCACTGCTGATTGTATCCCCAATAGCAAATCTTACAGCATCTTTTGAACTTAAACTAGGATCCCCGCTGTATGTCCATGACATATATCCCCCTCCTTACTTTGGGGCTTCTTCTTGTGCTATTTCACTCTGCTCTTCGGTAGTTTTTACTTCATTAGTCTCTTCTTCCGTACTTTGCTTTTCTTTCTTTTTGGCGAGTTTTTCTAGCCTTTGCTGCTCAGCTTCATAAGCCTTTATTTCCTCTTCAGTCGCATAGCCAATATACCGCCACTCAATCATTTCCATGAGGTTTGGAAATGAAGCAGAACCAGGAATTATTTGTCCTGGTTCATAATCAATACCTTGACAGGTTATATGTTGCAGCGCCTTAAATAACACTGGACAAATACACTCCTAAATCTGCACCAACCACTTTGCAGTCAAAGCACATTTCGCCCTCAATACGAACGGTGTCAATACCACGAAGTGGTACAGGAAATCTAACAATACGGTTACCGTATGCACCAGAGCCAAGTAATCCAGTCCATGCAAAGTTATAACCAGCGGAAGGAGTTTTAATGCCTGGATTTTTAGCAGCATAACTAAGCAATGCACGATTCTGAATAGCAAAGCTAATACTATCGTCAGCACCTTTTGCAGAGGTATTTACTACAGACTTCGCAACTACGACTTTTTCAACATCAAATAGCGCCGCCATAATTGACGCCACTTTGCCAGGTAATGCTGCACTTGTATATTTGATACGATCAAGAACTAACGGATGATCAAGAAGCGTATTATACACGTCATACGACAGTGTTAGCACGTTTGGATCAAACCCAGTTTTACCGGCAATCAGTGTTTTAAGATATCGGATATCCTTTGCGGGATTAGAAGTGGAATAATCTGACCACTTAATAAAGCTAGTACCAGCAGTCGCACTACTAGCTACGCCACCAACATCTGTACCCCACACTCCAGTAACTAAGAATTTTGAAGCAAATACCGCTTCGCGACGAAGTAACATCTTTTGGGTAACAAACTGGGTAGCATCAATATCTGGAGTTAATGGGCTATCAGCATTGTCACGATCTTCATCTGTGACATCTTTATGAAAGGCATAACGCCGAGCATAGTAATTGGGTGTATTATCAATATCGTAGTCCCCACCAGCACTTTCTGTACCAGGTGCACGTTCTTTCGCTTCATCTCGAAAGAAATCACCTTTATCGTAAACGAAGTAGCGGTCTGACTTTTTCTGAACTGGAACCATCGGAAAAACTTGATCTGCAACAAAAGAAGTTTCCTCTTGAATATAAGCTACACTCACATTTGTGAGAGCTGAGTCAATATGGATTGATCCACGATCTGGCATGTATTTTCCTCCTAAATTTTATTTATATATATTACTTTAGTAATACAGAGTGTTGCTCTCCAGCCGCACCAGCTTCAAGAGCAATCGCTACGACTACGTCAGTTGTAGCGGATACAGGAATTAACTGGCCGCTTGCATCATTAGTAAGGTTTGTAGGTAATGTCACAGTAGCACCATAAACCGCTCTACTTACACCAACAGCCATAACGGATGTAGTACGACCAGCTAATACAGCATCTTGGATAATGCCTACTCCGCCGGCTGATGCGGTTGTTTGTGGCACGATTAACCCGGATGCATTAAGTTGTCCAACTAAAAAATCGCTAGACGAAAGGTCTGCGCCAGCATTAAATGAAAGTGATAATACAGGAATTTCAGTAGCCATTATTTAGCACCTCGCATTTCATTTTGATATGCAGTATACATTTCAGGATTTTCTTTATAGACAATCGTCCTTGCTTTCTCAATCGTACAATTCTCACGCTTTTGGATTTCTTTGGCCATTCCTTCAACGCGTTTAGTAATATCACTTTCGCCAACACCGTCTGATCCAGCTTCTTTAAACAAATCTCCTTTTGAAATTTGTTCATTAGCAGCAGCCAAAGTTGCTTCAATTTTGGCATATCCTTCTGGATCTAATTCAGCCATCCTTTTTAGTACAGGACCAATTTCATCCGCTTTCATCCCAAGACTAGTATAACTAGAAGCTTTTGCAATAAACTCTTTGTTTTTAGCCTCGTCATTTTGCTTTTTAAGCTGAGTTTCCAAGTCTTGATTACGCTTTTCTAGCGTATCCATTCTTTTTTGAATTTCTTCTGGAATACTAGCACTTTTAGCTACGGTATTGCGTTTAGCAATACATGGCTCACACATACAACCTTCTACATGATCTTTTTTTGCCACGTTGTCATCATCTCCTTTTTCTTCGTTGCTAACACCTGTCAGCAAGTCACCTAAGCTTGCATAAATATCTTTTAAAGCCTTCATACGGTCTGCACTGATTTTTTTACCAGCTTTGATAATTTCATTTTGATTAAGATAGCTAAAAAACTGACTCAGACTTTGCAGTACTGCAGATTGTTTATCATCTAAGGTTTCATCATCTGAAATACTATCGATTGAATCGCGTAAAGCCCAGATACCATCATAAAGTAATGAATCTTTTTTCCAATCTTCCTCTTGCTTTTGAGATATAGCCATTGCTGTATTAAAATCAACAGGAGATTTATCTTCTACGTCAAAAGCACTTTTCAAAAAGCTCATAATCTTACTACTGATCGACTTCTTCAAATTCCCACCCCCTTCCAGTACAGGATCATCTTCAGCACGCTTTACGATTAGGAATTTCTTACCGTTGGCGGCTTTATCAACTACGCTGACCTCTTTAATCTGCATATTAACAAGCTTATTAGCCATATATACCTCCTATTTTGCGACATAAAAAATAACAGGTCTGTTAGCCTGTCTCAGATGGAGATCACCTCCTTTACCGCAAAGTATATGTAATGAAAACGACATCTTTTATTTTTCCTTGATGACCATAAACAGTAGTAATCATTTCGTTATTCTTATTATGATTTTTCATTGATGATTGATTACCGCTCAAGGAATTAATTTGTCCCTGCACCTTATCAAGCAATTGACTGAGCTCTGTTAATTTTTTAGTGGAATTGTCGAGTTCGGTTGTGTCAACGCTGATTTTTACAGTTCCAATTTCCATACTTACTCTTTCCTTCCATCAACTATTTGAACTAATGGCACCGCCCTTAATCCATCTAAATCAACTTTACCGCACATAACAAGCGTTACTGTGGCAAATTCTTCATTATTGAAGACCACTGTAGCTTTTTGCACTAATGGAATATCAACACCATCTATTGAAACTTCACAACCATAACTGATTTCTTCAATAGTGCGCTCTCCGGTTATTTTTATATTAGGAAATTTAGGTTTCTCGTACATTTATATCACCTCTATTCAACGTCAATCCCACCATGTTCTTCAAAGGTTACAAACTAAAGCTTCTTGGCTAAATGGCATAAGCTCACTTCTTTTAAATATTACATATTCATTAGCCTCTTCTTTAGATTTAAAATATTTGTTTACTACGTGCTTACCGTTTATTTTAACTGTAGCTCTCCATCTATTGGCTGTTTTATCCCAACACACACCACGTAAGCCAGAAGTATTATTTCGCTGTAACTTGTGACGGTTTTGATTGTTGCCGGAAGGAGTTACAATTCGCATTTTACTTTTTCTACAATCAAATGTATCTCCAAAAATATGATCAACAACCATTCCTTTTGGACAATTCATGATAAAGCGATGAAGATATTGCTTATTTCCACTTCCAATCATTACATAAGTGTTGCCATCCTTACGTTTCTTAGATATACTCCATCTTCCAGCTTTTAAAACTCGTTCTAAGTCTTCTGTATCGATTAAACACTTGATCGGGCACCAATCAAGATTTCTTAAAATCAGTGTGGTAGTTTTCTCCGTTTATGACATATTCGTTCTCGCCGTATGCGATTTTTCCAGCTAATCCCAACTTGTTTAATTTTCTTTTTGTGCTTGCATTACTATGATTTGAAAATAATTCATATAATTCATTTCGAGATATTTTATTATGATTTTCTATCAACAGTTTTATTTCATCATCCGTCCATTTGCTATATCGCCTTTTAAAAAACAAAATAATCACCATCGCTTTTTTTATTCTTGGTCAATACCTCCATGATCTTCAACTTCTTCTTGTGTTAAAAAAGTAAACTCTCTAACACAATTTATATGTTGAAGAATATGTGAACCAGCAAAATCCAAACTCCAAACCTGACCGTTAGCTTCAAAGCAAAACGAGTCATGATCTGTCCCATCACTCACCAATACCCCGCCCACAATCTCACTTACTTCTGCTGCACCAATTCGTGTAATATTTTTTATTGTTTTATACTCAATCTCTTTAATTGCAACTACTCGTTTATCACTTACAGCGTATGAATCCGCAATAGACTTCTTGAGTGCCTTTACGTCATTAGCAACATAAATAGTAGCAGTAATCATGTTTTCAGTTGCTTGCGTGATCGTTGGTAATAAAAAAGCCACTCGATCCGCTACAATGCTCTCAATAATAGCATTGCGTTGGCCAGCAGTAATATTAAATTCGCCAAGTTGTTTAATTTCTTTAACTGCTTGATCAAAGGAATGACCGGAATAATTATTTAGCATTTCAGTAAAAACAGGTCTTAAATTTTCATCAAAATCAAACTTTCTGAACAGCAATAATAGCAACCATTTATTTTTTTCTTCATCTGGATCATTAGTTAAATATTCTTCTTCAATATCATCAGCATTCTCAAGCATTTGTTGTTTTAACTTTTCAAAAACTTGGGCTAAATCTGCCGTTTCTTTTTTTTTACTTCATCAGGGATACGCAAGCCGCTACCGCCCATTGAAAATCCGGTAAGTACGCCCTTTTGCACTTCTTCAAACTTCTCTGGTGATAAAATAACGCCCATCAGCCAGGTCCCTTTCTTAACAACCTCACCATTTAATTCAAAATCAACAGGCGCAATATAATTTTCTACAATGTCGCCTATATCATCTGCCCAATCAACATGGTTATAACCAAGAACTCCTTTTTGAATGTCACCGTATACCTCAGTAACATCAATTTGAATTTCGCTACCGTCGGCAAGAGCCTTTAAAATTCCGCTAGTAAGTTTCTTACTTACTTCTGATTGCCCTTGCAACGTCCGCATGAAGCCATGACAAGCTTTTTCTATCTCGGCAGCAGTGCTATAGTCTTGCTGACAATCTTCCTCCAATGGGCTATATACAACCCCTAAAACATATCTTTGCGCCTCTGACTTTTGTATAAGTTTCAACTTCATTACTCAACATCCCTCGCCTTAACATTATCTTTCATTGGTTGTAATTGTGGATCAGACACATCTTGCTGTTTGGCCTTTCGCGCAGCAAGACCGTCCTTAATCTGCTGTTCATCCATCTTAGGCAATTTAGCGGCTTTTAGTAAATAATTCGTCAAATCGACATTTGGATTATCTGGCGTGCCAAACACACAAGCCCCTGCAGCAGATATATTATTCAGGAATTGTCCTAGAAGATTAATATCAATACTATCAATATCCTCATGGATTAATTTGGGCAGTTTCGTAAGTCCAGTAAATGAGTTTAATTTAAATAGCATCGGCACCGCCTTATTATTCAGCGTTTCACAAATGGTATCTAAAATAGAGCCGATTGCCGCTGAAAATAATTGTGTTTTATCGGTTGACAATGCCATAGAGCCTATGCCGCTTTGACCGAGAAATAAAAAGTCAGCCAGTACTGTCATGGATATCCGTTTCTCATATCGTTCAATGATTTTACTGGTATCAAATTGCCGTTTACTGCTAGAAGATAGTAATTCAAAGGAATATCCAGTCTTACTACCATCAGGATTAACGTCAGACGGAAATACAAGTCCCTCTGCTTCATCGCGTCTTACCTGAGTGACCATTTTTTGAAGTGCGACCAGCGTTAAACGTTGTTCGGGAGTTGCGTTAGGATCTAGTATCTGTGCAGGAACTTTTACAACGGGCAGTCCTGCCAAATCGCGTTCAATACCAATCGCTTCTATCTCTTCGATACGTTTTTTGTAGTAGTAGCTTCGGTATGCTGTCCGCAATAAAGAAACGCCTTCCGGGTTATTTTTAGGAGATCTAGTTCTAAATAATATTGCCTTACTATAAGGGATAAATCTTAATTTATAATCAGGCGGAGCAATCTGCCACATGCCAAGGATGTCATTATTCGGCGCAAATTCCCAACGGAAAAAAGTTTCCTGGGCTCTAAGGGCTATTTTACGAAATCCTATACGACCATCATTAAATTTACTTTGAGTGGTTGGTTCTCCAGTATCTCCAAGGCGTTTTTTAAATACGATCTCATGGTAAGCCCATCCAAACGTTAGCATCGTAAGACAGTCGGTCAGGACTTCGTGCCACGTCATTTCCATATCTTCAAGTAGACATTCTTTTAAAAATTGTGCAGCGTCTTTATCAGCATCAGTTTCGCCGCCTGCTTCCACATTCCAAGGTGCCTGCCGGATTAGCATTTCAATAGCAAATAAAAATGCGCCTACAATCGGATCATTGTCGCGCATCTCTTTATAACGTTTTATTCCATTTATGCCATGAAGATCTTTTAACCATTCCTCCGATACCCAAGAGCCCATACGATTTAAACCGCTTTGCCCAACTTCAACCATTGGGTTAGATTGAGCAATTTCTTCGTTTAAATTACTATCGTCCATTCGTACCTCCTTTCAATGGGCTACATTGCCCAATAGTTTTCTTTTTCAATTAGCAATGGGGAAACGATGTGTAATTTGTAAGGATCTTGCAGTTCGGTGAATGAGTCTGAACCTGCATCAACAATATCATCATGCTTACCTTCAGGGAATACCTCTAACTCTGCAAACATGATATCGTTCCAAGGCCCTTCTAAAACCAGCACATTGCCAAGCTGCCATTGACTACTAAACGGTTCTGCTCTAGTTATCTTATCACCAGACATACGCTCTATTTTTAAAACAAATCCACTTAAGAATTGCGCATATGACTCTTTTTGCTCTTTACCAGCCTGCCCAGGATCTTGCGGTAAACGAACCGTAACTTTTCCATACTTAACATTATCAGCTATAGCAGTTGCATGTATTTTGGTTCGAACATCGGCCGACTGCCATCGACCATGAACTAAGTCGAGAACGATGTATCTTTTATCCTCTAATAACCCAATCAACATCCCTGCAGTAGCATCTGGTGAAGGATTCTGTGGTGTTGGTATGGTAGCCGCCAAATCCCATGCTCTAACTACCTTGACCAATTTACCCGGTATTGCCTGTACGATTGTAACTTGATCACGCTTAAAATACATTCCACTAGACGGCTTAATTTTCCAGTTGCCATGTAATAGACGTTCTTTTTCAACAGTTCCTAATGCATTTAAGTTAGCAAGGTAACCAGGATCTTTTTCTAACTGAATTTGGTTATCGTAAATGGAAGATAAGATAAACGTTGCGGATTTTACAATGTTTGCTTTTACCTGATACCTTGAGACTAATTCTTCAGGAGTATCGGCCCATATTTCTTGGTCATCAATTCTAATAAAATATCTAACAACCCCACTGCGTTCCGGTATCGGGAATCCAGTTTCTTGATCAATCCACCAACTAATAAAATCAGCAACCCAAGAATCAGCATCAGGGTTACAAGTTGCTCTTATATAGCTTTTAATACCGGAGGTAGAACGATTTCTAGACATCATATATATAAATTGCTTTTTGGTAAAGTGAGTCAGTTCATCAAAACAATTTTTGTTGATTAATCCAATTTCAGTGATATAGTGACATTGAGTAGATACTGTAATATCTATAACTTCACGTTTTCCACAAGGAGTGATCTTGATTGAAGAAAGAAAAACATCCTCTTCCGCAATCTGTTCTTGAAAAGTATACGGGTGGTCATACTGTAATTTATGGTGGATACGTTTTTGAGCTATGCCCTGATCATCCCAAGGCAAATCCTTTTGGATATGTTGTACAACACCGTTTAGTTGTAGAACGTATCCTTGGCTACTATCTACTTCCTCATCAACAGGTTCATCATATTGATGGCGATAAAGCAAACAATGATCTAGTAAACTTAGAAGTTCTTTCGCGAGCAGAACACTTACGTTTGCACCGAAATATTGAGCGAGATGAAAAAGATACTCCATTGACAAGAGAGATTGTGAGTGAAGCTTTAGCGGAAGGTGGTTTAAAACATGCCGCAAAAGTTTTAAATTGCTGTACTGAGACAATTCGCAACAGATTCCCTGATCTTGTTGAACCTTACAAGCGAAAATCTCCAACAAAGATTGACGATCCTGCTGTAATTGAAAAGATTTTAAAATACGCCGTTGACGCAAATAAAAGCGTTCGAGATACGGTTTTAGAAACAGGAGTTTCTTATCGAACCATAATGAGAATCTGCGAAAGAAACGGCATAAAATGGATTGCTCCTTATCGCGGTGTTGGCGAGGTGCACAAACAATATCGTCGTAAGAAATCCACCCCTGCTTAGTTAATATTTTGTGAGTGGATGAGTTAATTTGCTTATTCCCAAAATCATCTTCACATTGTACACAATCAACCAAACGCCGATTACTAACAGCTGTAATAACTCCAATACCGCTTAATGTTAGTACTTTATCGCCTATCCGTATATCAGATAGGCGCTTTTTACTTCCATCTGCCATTTTTATCAGCGTATTTACTTCACAACAAATTAGCGGTATCTGCCCGCCCTGCCAAGTCAATAAATCTTTCTCATATTGCAAGTGAGAGAAAGATACTTTGGCACTAGATGGAAATCTCATAATATGTTGCGGGTTCTCTACTGGTTTCGCACCTTTCAAAGGGTATAAATCCAAAGCATTTTCCCAAATTGCACCCTGTTTAGTTATATCAGACATTGTTCTACGAAAAATAACTGAGCCAAATTTACTATTGTCAATGTGCTTTAAATTCTCAAGAAGTAATGCATATGTCTTACCACCACCTGCAGCACCTCCGTATATCGCTATATCAGCAGTACAGTTAAGAAATGTTTCTTGTGGTCCAGGCTGCGGCTGAAACATTTTGTCTGTTTCTTTTTTCTTTTGATCTGCTTCAAGTAAGAGCAATAATTCTTCTTCCTCTTGCGGAGTAAGTCCCATAGCATCACCTCTCTTATTAATGAATCGGCATACAAAAAGACACCCTGTAATGGGTGCCCATTTGTACATCTATTAATTTGATTCTACAATCCGTTCCCACACCAAACGATATCTAACTCCATCTTCTTCACGAACAATCTCTTTAATCATTCGTTGCAGCACATATGCATATAAATCGCGAGGCATTAGAAACGTTAGAAAGTTAAGCCACTTAACTTTTATTAACATCATCGTTAATTTCATACCGATCACATCCCTAAATTTTCTTCACGCATAGAGATTATTTTTATATTTTTTTGGCTTTGTTAGTATTGCATTATTTACATTAACTGGAAATTCATCACATCTAGTAATTGATATATAGTATGCAGGTGGCTAACGAGGCATTTATAAATTTCAATTTCTTATAATTTTTGACGGGGGGTATCCAGTATGTATTTACCAATAATTAACATCTCAATGTTCGATAATTGGTTGTTATCGAACATTGATAACTACTAAATAACCAATTATCTTGGTGTTATATCTATAGTTTGGGCGTCTCTTTTAGCAAGCAGCTCCTTGATTCTACGCTCTTTTTCATCCTCGCTCATTTCATCTACAGCAGTACGTATATCAATCTGCTTACGATCAATCAACATGCCGGCAATCTTGGCAGCAAGCTCCATTGCTCGGTCTTTAGGAACAAATCTTACTTCGCGTTCATAATGAATCTTGCCAGTAGCCTTATCTATAATAGGTTTAACCTTAACGCTTTGTATGGCTGCCAAGTCATCCTCCGTAGCGTCTGCCCTTATCTCGCCAGTATCCATATCGATAACATTTATTGGGTTAACACGCAATACCCTTGCTAGCTCTATAGCTATTAAGTCTTGATTAAGACCTGTTCGCTTACTACGCTCAGCCTCGGCCTTTGCTATGCATGATGCAATGTTAACATCAGATAGCAGGTTGCTTGCAATTACCTTTGCATCATTAGGGCTATATCCACTACGAATAGCCGCAGAACTGCCGATACGGTCGATTAGATACTCCCTAACAAATCTACGTTGTCTATCCGTCAGTTTACTCTCATAATCTACGTCATACTGCATAAGTGACTCTGGTTTAGTATCTGCAATCTGCTTAGCCACAACACTTTGTACCATATCGCCAACCCTTTTAACTACTGGCTTTATAGGTATAGGCTGTATATCATCTTGTATATTATCCGAATTATTAATGCCATTTTGTATATCTTGTATATCTTGTATATCATCCATCTTGCGCCAGTAACGTTGTTGCCATGCCCTTACTGCGGCTAAACTCACCTTGTATTTATCTGCTATTTGTTGGTACGTTTTTCCAGTCTTATAATCAACATATGCCAATTCATACGCTTTTTGCTTAGCCATGCAATCACCTCCATAATCTAATTGCTAACCCATTTACCGTTACGTCGATATCCTTTAGGATCACTAGAACGCATAAGGTCTTTATAGTTAATATCAGGTCTACGTTTGAACGTGAGACACAAGCGATTCACATAATGAACGACAGTAGCACCACACAGCAGTTTATCTGGATCGTTATATTCACAGAGTTTATTATTACAGTGTAGTTGCATGTGTGGTGCACCTCCTTGGTTTTGGGTAAAAGAAAACCGCCCTATTCGGACGGTTCAATACGTGTTAATATTTCTGATTTTTAAAATACAACCTATCTTTGGTACTTCCCACAATTACAAGTCAGCTATATTTTGACGTGAACAATTTTAATTTTATTCTTAATTTATTGTTATTTGAGGTGTAATTTCTTTTATAACTTTATTCTCGTTTTGGTCTATTGCTACAAAAAATAATTTTTCTTTATGCTTGGTTATTTCCTGTACCTCACTGTCATGTAGTCGAATATAAATCGAATAACTCATTAACTGTTTAGGCGGGATATTCAAATAAGTAAATTTATAAGATGTTCGCTCATTCGTATTTTGATAAGTTAATTTTTCCTTAACTCTTGTTCTTTTCCCGATTTTAATATGAATGTCTCGTAAACTAATAGGAATTTCTTTACTATTATAAATATCGATAAATGCCTTAAGTTCTCCGGTTAATACTTCTTCTATTATTTTTTCTGGTTTGTGTAATCTGTGCATTTGTATATCAATATGATCTTCGTAAAAATATAGTTTTAATGAACCAAAATAATTTTTAGAAACATATGTAAATATATAAGCTACTGTAGTACCCGCTAATGTGCTTATTGTTCCTGAATAATCATGTAAAATTTGCATGAAGTCCATATGTACCGTATCTCCCCTTTTACCATTTCCTACACATTTCGGCAAAAGGTAATATTATCCTTTAAAGTACAACTAAAGCCGCCTACACATGTAAGCGGCTTCGATTCATTACATTTATTTCACATTACCATATTATCACGGTGGAACTGACACCGCAATGACGACTTTATGACACGTTATGAAGTCCATCAATCCCAAAAATCAAGGCGCTAAGCTTCTCACGGGCGTCTTTCATGTCACGGTAATATGTTCTCTCGTCAATTTTTTCAGCATTTACAATGTCTTGAATATTGCATTCGTCAAAATAATAAGCTCTTAAAACTCGGTACCGCCTATTATCTTCTTCACGTTTTGACTTCTCACAATAGACTTTGTACAATTCAAGCATTTCATCAATGTGGCTTAATATGATCCTTGTCCTTATAGTGCTCTTCTTTATAGACTCAATATACATATCTTTATCGCAGTTTTCAAATGAATCAAGGACATCAAGCACATTGCCTGCCTCAATGATTTGATTTTTATCATAAACTGCATTTGCGCAATGATCTTGCAGTAAGCTGTAATTATCTAGTAATAATTTTGTATTCCGCAGTCTCTTGTCATGGCGTGACTTAGATTGCTTCTGATCATATTCTCGAACTGCTTCTACTGCTAATTTTATAATTTCTTCTTTAGTCATACTATCACTTCCTCTTATTCATGTAATTTTCATAAAACATTCGTAACTGTTTTAACGACTCTATCAAGATGTTTGAATATGGCAGCAAGTACTTCCTTTCAGCGTTATACTGCTCAACGTTTTTCCACCCCTGCTGACCATTCGGATCAATGATTGGCTGAATAATAAATCCATACTGATTGTCTATAATAAACCTTGCACCCGTTGCTCTTATAATTTCAAGCTGTTTCGCTAGTTCTCGATTATGCCTATCAGTGATGATGAATAATTCTAGCCATAGCCAGCTATCATTTGGCGAGTATTCGTAGCTGTCTTTATATGAGTAACCTAGATCACTTCCGATTAATGGAGGTGGTGTAGGTTGTTTTTGAACGTAATCGTATATTTCCATGAAGTTTTACCTCCTATTTTTATTAAGGTAGTTCAAGTTGTCTCAAAGTTGGTTCACTAGTTAGTTCACTTAAACCCAGATAAAATATAGCTTCATGACCATTGAACTAACTGAACTAACCATTTCAAGGGGGTATATATATATTATTATTATAAATATTATTTTTTTATAAATGTACACTGTTAAAATACATTTATAATGAATGTCCATATTTAAGAAAAATAAAATCTATAACGTATCATCTATCTATATAAGTTAGTTCAGTTAGTTCAATATATAGTAAAGGCACGTTTTTACTAAGTTTATAGCGAACTAACTTATGAACTAACCACGAACTAACTTAATAATTTGGATAGTTACTTTATTCCTCTTTAATCTTTATCACCCACGGCTGAACACGGTTTATTCTTTTACCCCTTACTGCAAAGGTCCGCTTCTCACCAACTCTTGTTATCGGTATCCTGCCCATATCAGCCCATTTGCGGAATATCTTATCCGGACTGAATCCCTGCTCTTTCATGGCCTTTGCAAGTTCTGTTTTCAAGATACAAATATACTCATCTTCAATGTATCCCAATATTGGCATTGCACTTTTTATATTCAGCGCAAACCTACCATTATTCGCGGCGATCCATCCCAGCATCCACTGCCAAGCACGTTCCGACTCATCAGCATCACCATTATTGATCAGGTGGTTTTCAATGATATATTCTGCAGTCTGCAATGCTCCACGGCTGGCAATATCCTTATCCTCACCAAAAACGTACATGCTAGACAACTGATCACCTAATGCCGTATGAGAAATGGCATCAATATGAGAGTCTATTTTCTCAGGATATTTCTGTTTTAACGTGTAACGTAACTTATTATAAATATCTCTTATCTCAGCGTGATTAGCGGTCAATATATGGGATAAAAATATTCTCCCTGCATGGCCGTAATGATATTCCATCACAGAATATAAGTAACTCGCAAAATCCTGATTATTAACAAACGGTCCTCCATTTATTTCAATGATACGAGTAATGATACCGCCTTTGGAATTATCTTTAACAATCGGTGATTCTGCATTCGTGATCATGATTATACGCCAGGAAGATGACTGCTGCAGTCCCTTGATGGTTCCCCGTTGCTTACCTCTACCCTCAGTAATCATATAGATTGTCTTATTTTCAAATTCAGCGCGTCTATGTTCGTCAAGGGTTTCTAACTCGCTGACACATAGAGGGAGATCAGAGCATAATGCAGACATCCTCTCTATACCGGTTTCGCTAGAACTGGCCAAAATTTTAATTGTACTTGGCTTACCCCAAACAGAAAGCGCTGCGTATTGAGCTGCTGATTTTCCGTCTCTGGAGTCACCCCAATTGTGTATGCCGAAAATTCTTTGGCCAGTAATCTTTAGTAAAGGAGCTGCAAAGGAAGCTGCTAATATAAACCTAGCTTTAGGATTTTTCCGTAATTCACCCATAGCCTGCAGCCAGGCGCCATGATCCCCTGCAATGGAATACCCGTCAATTACTGATTGTGGTGCGATATCATCCGTATCTAATACATAATTATTGCTCATGCCTGGACAAATAAATTCCGTATCGTTATTACGCCAGCCGAATTTTGATACTCCAACTCGATCAGGAATAACCTGCGAATTAGCAGCCTCTAACTCCGACAGCCATTTGGTTAATATTTTTGCTGTATCTGAGGTAACAACTAATCCTGAATCAGCCAGGCACATAATTTTCTTAGAATCAAAAATAGTTGATTTAGGCAGAATTACATTACGCCAGTTGCCTCTATGAGTTTTGAATGACAGAGAGGCTTTCTCCTGATTGGTATCGATATTGCTGATCCGTTCGTTGATGATAATAGGGGCGTATGTAGCTTTATTATAAGTAACGTTACCTTGATCATTAACCTTACATGCTGCGACACCATCATTTTTGAATACCCATGCTGCATATTGTGAGGGATTACCTGGTAGCATCAGGTTTATAGGTACGTCTGGTACCGTTTGGGATAGCCAGCGACCTCCATTCGAGTCCACTGCTGGGGTAGTATCCCCCTGCCCACCATCAATAACGGAAAAACCAGCTGACTCACGTTTATATTTAGAGAGTTCTTTTTTTAATGACGCTTTATTTCCGCTATATCTATGTAAAAAATCATCGAAAAATAATGGTTCTTTTTGTTGCACTAAAGCCAATGCGCCTAATATTTCAGGATTATTAACATTTTCAGGTGTTGGCATGATTATATTTTTTATTTTAGCTATAGCCTGAGGAACAACCCCCAGGGACCAACCACAAGGAGCAGCGATACCGCAACCTCCTGAAGGGCAACCTTTAAAACCAACACTAGTACGGATGTATTCACAATTCTGAGGGTTCATGTTCGTTAAGCATTCATTAATTTTTTCATCGCTGATTTTATAACTATAATTTTCAGCCTGTGATAGAATCTCATGAGCTACCGCTACACCATCTACCGCACGAACAATATTTGTAATAGCTGCTAGTTTTTCGTTATAGGATAGCTTTTTAAAATTAAGCTGTACATGCTGCATAAAAGCACAATTATTTAGCATATGTACCGCTGGCCCGTCAGTAGGCCTACGCTCAAATGAATGAGGTCTATCAGCAGTATTAATTGGTTTCTCCGCAGTAATCTCCGCCAATAACCATGCAGGACATTCTGCCACAGTAACCTCATCCGGACGCGAACTACATTCCCAAACATATTCACCTTCTGGTACCACAGATGGAGCTGCCACGATATAACCACCATTACCACGGGTATCTAAACCATTCCCTAACCTACTAGTGCTATTTGAAATATTAACACCAGCAGGGTATTTAAAAACAATATGTCTGCCACCTGTGGGAGTGATTGCTTCCACCGTATCTGGTATTGATCCTCCATGATCATCTAATAACTCTTTAAGAGATTCGTTCCCGTCTATCCCTTTCGCCAAATTGGTACCGTGTTTTGGTCCATCTACATCTAAAACAAATATTCCGGACTTTTCACCTGTTGCAATTCCGATATTCGCATTTGGCCACTTCGACCACCATTGAGCAATAACTGCTGCATCAATAGTGGCCTCATGCTGCCATTCTTTTATCTTGGGCGGAAATTTACTATTTTCGGTGAGAGGAATCACATGCCAACCCATTCCTGCATAATATAAGGCTGCTTGTCCTATTTTTGAAAGTTCCATATGTCACCCACCTTAATTACCTTAACCAAATTAGTTTTTTAGCGGCTCTTGTTACTCCTGTGTATCTCCATCTTGCTTGCTGTGTTGGATCATTTCGATCTGGCCAACTATCATCATACAAAACAACGTTGTCCCACTCACTCCCCTGGGAAGCGTGGCAAGTGATGCAATACCCATACTGCAGTATGATTCCTTTTAACGCATTGCGCCGCTGTTGATCATTTTCCCATAGAGCTAGAGGATTATATTTAAGTTCAGTGAATTCTGCTTCATTCTCGAATATTGGTCTTAAGTTTAACTGATTGGAAGAAAACATATAACCATTAGGCTTCCAAGGTAGTTTACTTAAAATTTGTTTTTCTTCCACGTTCGTTACATATCCGATTAATCCATTGACCAAAGGTGTTGGCAGTCTGCCATCAACCAGCAAGGTATCCCAGCTATTGCGTCTGCAGATCATTTTGTCACCTACGACGGGTAATTCACCAGTAAATCCAAAAAACTGTCTAGCTTGATGATTCACGGCATTAACTGTCGCATTCCTGGCTGCTATAAACTGATCAGCCCATTTAAATATTTCGAGATTACTGAATAAATCGGTTTTTGACATCTGCCATATACAATCCGGATAACTCTCATCCTCTCGAAGAGGTTTACCTTTTCGGATTTTCTCAGCCAGGTAAGCAATAGGACTGCCTTCATCTTGCCTCATGATTTCTTCAAGGGTTACGTCCGGACCGATTAATAATTCGGATTCCTTGCCTTGGACTGGTGGGAGCTGAAAGGGATCTCCCACCGCGATAATAGGGATATCGAAGGATAATAAATCATTAAGGATTTTAGTATCGATCATGGAAGCTTCATCCACCATAATAATGGAAGGTTTAGGGTCCAGATATTCTTTCAGCTTGGTTTTATATTTGACTCTGTAAAATGCTTTGCCGTTATCATCTTCGCAACGTGTTTCCTCTGGAATGGTTTCATATATTAGCCGATGGATCGTAGTTGCTGGCATTCCACGCTGCTGCATAACCAGAGCAGCTTTACCGGTGTAGGCACAAAATGCAATTTTATTTTCAGCCAGCTCAGCCGATACCATGGAAGATAAATAAGTTTTTCCGGTACCAGCATAGCCGGCTATTTTAAATATCTGTTCATTACCGTCTAACCACCATTTTTTAGCACGGTCAAAACCTACTTGCTGCATACGGTTTAACATAGTATTTGAATCACATCCTCGATCGATCGGGCCACACCTGCTCTGGCGCCAAGTTTCCGCATTTGATCGATAAAGTTTAATTGGTCCTTGGTTGGTCTGCCTGTCAACGTTTTAATTTCAAGAAAACCTGTCCTGGCAAATTGTTGACCAACCATTTCAGGTGTAATAATAATTGGCGTAATCACCAGCAAATCAGTAAATCCTTTCGGCAGACCTGTATTAAACAGTCTTGGATTTATAATTTTTATGGATCGATCAGGATTTTTTATAATTTTATCTCCTGTATAAGCTTGACCAACATTTGCCCGAAAGCAGGTACCTAAATTATTTTCTGAAATGCCTATACGGATTAAGTTTTGTATGTCGTGCTCTGATAGCGTTTTCATGGGTTAACCTCCACACCATCAAAATCTATAACGACACTTTCATTGGCTAAAACATTCACTGCATAGATTTTCTTAATTTTTATTGTTCTGTTTAAATCAGTGACTGCATTGGTAGTTGATAATACTCCACCGACTTTAATTATGTCGTGAGGGGTACCTTTTTTATGAGATAGCTAAAGTCTGGATTTGCTTTGCTCATTGAGAACACCTCCAGCTTGCAATTCGGCTCGTTTTTGGCAGAATACTTGCAAACTATCCGAACAATCATATACCCCGCATTCTTCACTACCGTATTTACATTCGCAAAAATCACCATGTGTATTTATTGCCATTGCCAACCGCCCTAACTCAGCGTATGGCATTTGCTTCATATACAATTTTTCTAGATGCTCATACCATTGCTTCTGAGTTGCTTTTTTACCATCGATTCTATATAAATTCCTCATCATTCACCCCTCCAAGCTCTAACGATCTCTGCGATACCATTACAAGCAACCGTAACCAAGGATATTAGTAATGGCATCCAAAATATTGCTGTGACAAAGGCTACAAATAACACAAAACCTGTATTTTCATCCATCACAATCGCTCCGTCATTTTTCCAAGTAATCCAGATACAGTATGTTTATATTTTTCATGTGCCTCTGTGTCCGTTTCTGCAATTTCAGCCAAGGCGCCAAGCAAGTTTTTAAACCCATTTACCACTGATTCAAAGTGAATACTATATTTTAGAATGGCGGGATTACTAGCAGGCTGAATCTTTATAGCCTCGAGTTTTCCTCTTAGCTCGGCAAGTTCGAGTTCAATTTCTTCCGGTATTTTTTCAATGACTACTGGTTCTATCGTTATTGGTTCATTAATTTTATTGGTGAGCTCCTGGACCTGATTCTTTGCGTTTTGGAGTTCAGTTTCCAGCTGCTTTACCTGTTCTTCAGAAGATCCATTATTTTTAGCTTCTTCCAGCAATGCATTTAATTGGTCAACCTCTACCTTGGCGCTATGCTTTTCAGCTTCAAGAGATTTTTCTAACGCACTTGCTTTCTTTTCTGCATCAGCTGCTCTTTTCTCAGCTTTTTTCTGGGCTTTGATTGCTTCCTGCAATTCCCGGGTAGACATTTCACTGACAGGATTAGATTTAACAAATTCTTCTCTTTCTTCTCCTGGCAAATCTAAAAGGGCAAATACCTTGCTTTTAGGCAAATCCGACAACGCTGTCGTATTTGAAAATTCATTTGCAACTTTCATAAACCTTTGAGCTGTTCTATCTGTAAAATCAACCTTTTCTTTAAGCCATTTACCCCATTCACCATGAGGCAAATTATCTTTTACTATAACTAATCTTTTTCCTATCTCAATAAGGTTCTGCGCTGTCTGTTGCTTCAGTATTAATATTTCAGTAGTTAGAGTGCCAATTTCCGAAACTGCTATTTTGTTTTCCATGAGTGTATAACCTCCTTCTTTATTATGCTGATACCTTTACTCTGGCTTTCTTCTTATTTAATTTTTGCTCTGTGAAAGTATCAATAAAACGAGCTACGTCTTTATCCGGAGCGCAATTCCGATTCCCACGAACCTGAGCTATGCGATCTTGGCGGATCTCCATCGTATAATAAGGCGTATCAGGATCAGAGGTTTTGCGGATAACAAAGATATTTGTATCCCCTGCCGCATAACCATTAGCATAGGTACCAACGCAATGATGAAGTGCCTTACCTTCTTCGATCAGCTCTAAAGGACTTGATGCTGGGCGTGTCAGCAAACCTAAATCTTCAAAACAATATTTTTCTAACGATTTAGCTCTTAAGCTAATTTTTTTATTAAGAGTCTCATCCGCTTTAACCTTCACTTGTTTGATTGTATTCTGGTGGGCGTTATATAAATTTTTAGGGAATAATACGCACTCTTGGGTTAAATCCATTTCTAATGTTACGCAATCCGCAATATAGTCTCGCCATGTATTGAGAACTTGTCCGGCATTATAATAATGTCTTTTGCCTTCAACCTTCAGCGGATATTGCTTCTTGGTATATGCATTGACTTTCTTCAGTGTCGTGTATTTGAGCAATTTTTGAAGAGCCTTAAAATCAAAATTATATTTATCTTTAAGGTCTGCTATTTCATTGATGGATAAGTTCGATCCATCTTTTATTGACAATTGCAATAATCGCAAAAATAAAGGATCAACGGAAACATTCGATTTTCTAATTTCATTAATCTCTTTTTTTGACAACTTGAGAACTTTTTGTATGGTTTTACCGCGCCAGTTGATTGCATTATAGGTAGCACGAGAATAAAGCTTATCTTCTACTAACTCTTTCATATCAAGCTTTGTGAGGTATTCAATGCAGGGATATCTTGAATATAAATCAAAAAACTTAACCATATCTCCATATTTATAATCATCCCAACAACTATATTGAAATGGAGTATCTTTTATTGCCTTTCTAATACTTTCATAAGAACAACGTGTGCTTGTATCTCTTTTAAACCAGCCCTCATTGTGATACCGACTAAACAAAGAATATACAGTTTTGCATTTGTGAAAGTTATTTGTCTTATTGGGAGAATAATAGTAATATTCTTCGAGCATTACGCTATTACCCATTTCGAAAACATATACTGCTTCTACCCAATAACTTGTATCTACATTGAAATAATCACCTCGATAATTTCGCTCTACATATATACCTCTGGCAACAATCACATTAGGGTCTATAACAGATTTTTCATAGTATACAAAGTAAGCTTTATCAACCAGTTTGCTGTGACCAATTCCACTTGATTTAGCAATGCATCTGCTTTTACAATTAGGGCATTCATCTTCGCCGTTGTGATAGAGTCCATTGGTTTTAAACTCCGTCCTACAATGCGTGCAGTACCCATGCTGCCATTTACCTTTTCGCTTGTAAAATATGTATCTACTGTACTTAAGAACATCATCAGTGGCATATTGCTTGATATCCTCGCTCAATTCCTCGGAGAAATGTTCAATAGTCTCTTTATATTCCACCACTGCCACCCCCTATAAAAAATCATCAAGGCTGACATCAAAATCAACCGCTGATTTTGTTTTTAGTTTTGGGGCAGGTGTTACAATTGGTTTTGGATCCACGACTGCAGCTGGTACCGTAATATCTACCGTTGATTCAATGCCAAAATATTTCAATACGATTGCAAAACCTTCGGCAGGAGTGAACATGGCACAATTGCCGATTTTCTTTTTCGAGGCCGCTTTCCGCATTTCATCAAGGCTATTAGCTATCGTTTTATCCTTGGCCAAAATCTTTTCTGCATCCTGAGGATGTTTATCTAAATGACCTAATAAAAATTCACCAACAACCTGGACATATGAGTTACTTTTGTTTTGCTCTATTTCAGTTTTTAATTTTGTAATTGCATCTGACATTATGTCCTTACCTCCCTGTTATAACGTTGAGATTTACTCACAAAAGCAATTTCGTAACCATCAGAATAGTGAACGGAACATATTATACGAAAACCCTTTTTAAGAAGTTTCTTGGCTTTTCGAGCTGGTACCTGAAACATTTTAGATCCTCCCTCTCAGTCTTTAGGCATCCACTTTTTACGGTTTATTACCTTTCGATCTGCCTCACATTCTTTACAATGCCTGCGGTTAATTTTATTAACGTCATAATATCTGCACGTTCCGCAAATACGTCTCATGACTGCATTCCTCCAAACGGTATGTTTTTAACCTCACACATTTTCTTAACCCATAAAGGTGAATAGCCACGCTGCATGGCAATTTGCTTCAATGTGACCACATTTCTAGCTCTGCCTACTTCCATTTTCTTTTCTTTTTTTTGTATTTCTAATATCTCGGTAAGCTCTCCAGCTTTTTCTTCCGGTTCGGCTTTTTCAGCAACCTGGTACACATGACCACAACCTGGACATGTTGGAGCTGGTGCATGGGCGTAATAACATTTAGGGCAAATTTTCATTGATACTTCCCTGGATACGGTTTTCTTCTTTTTGCTTTCCAAGGACCACTCACGATCTTCATCAGGAAGTCCATGGCGGTATACGTTGCCTACGTGGTCAATGATTACAGCTACTTTATCAGGATTGCTTTTATCGATTCGCATGGCTCTCATAGCTTGCTGTATGTACAAGGTGAGTGATTGTGTAGGCCTGGCTAAAATTACAGCCTCCATTGCAGGAACATCAAACCCCTCACTTATCAAATCCACATTGCAAAGTATCCTTATCTTTCCTAGCTTAAAATCATTAATAGCTGCCTTGCGAACAAGATCTTTCGTTTCACCATCGATGTGAATAGCAGGAATCCCTGCAAGGCGAAACATATCTGCAGTGTGCTGGCTATGCGCAATACTGGCACAATAACAAACCGCTTTTGCACCAGGTGCGAGTTTGTTGTATTGCGTAATTAAGTCCCCTATGATCTCCGATTTATCCATACACAGGGCAACTTCCGACTGCACATAGTCGCCGTATTTTACTTGTAGGTCGGAAAAATCGACTGCTACTGGTGGCGAATAATACCGATAGGGTGATAACTTCCCCCATGCTATTAATTCTTTGACTGACGGCCCCATAATCAGGCTTTCAAATATATCCCCCAGTCCTTTACCGCCCATCCTAGCAGGTGTTGCTGTAAGTCCGATAACGAAGGCATCAGGATATATTTCCAGCAGTTTTCGCCATGTTGAAGCTGTGGCATGATGCGCTTCATCTAGGATGATAATCTGCGGTATATTGATTTTATTAGTACGTCTGATAACGGACTGTATACTGGCTATTTGAATTTTTTCTGACACGTTCATGGGGTAGCCGTTTGCAATAATTCCATGGCTAACTCCAAGCGCTTGGAAAGTTTCTGAGGATTGATCAATTAATTCCTGACGATGGACCGCGAATAAAACATTATTGCCTTTAAGCTTTGACTGTGAACTCATCCATGCCATGATTACTGTTTTGCCCGAACCGCAAGGACTTACTAAGCATGTTTTTTTTACGCCGTTTTGAAACTGCAGTCTGGCGCCATCAATTAATAATTCTTGATAATCATAAAGTGAAAACACGTTATTTCCCTCCCTATAGGGGTAAAAATAGCCCGCCTAGAACTAACCAGACGGGCTATGAAATTATAAAATTAATATCAGTTGGTAAATTATTTCACTACCTCTAAATACCTCGGCTTTGCTTGGATATATTCATTTTCATGCATTGACAAAACACCAATCGTTGTCTCTATAAGACTAGTGACAGAAGATACGGCATCTGAACTTATAGGTAACCTATTTTGAGTAATAAAGTTGATAATTTTTCTTAGCTCATTTTTAGCATGATTAGAGTTTTGAACTTTTGACATAAAAATCATCCTCCTTAGAACGGCGGTTTTTCATTTGGATTCCAGTCCCTAAACTGTTGTTGTCCCTGGGGAGGTTGTTGAGGCGGGAACCCTTGTTGTGGTGGTTGATTATATGAATGCTGCGGTGGAGCCGGTGGTTGTGGAGCCTGTCCACCGTATTGAGGTCCAGGTTGTTGATATCCTCCTGGCGCTGGTGCATTACCGTATCCCTGTTGTGGTGGTTGATGGTATCCCTGGGGAGGTTGGTTATATCCGTTTTGCTGAGGGGGCGCCCCATATCCTTGTTGCGGTGGATAACCTTGTGGTGGAGCTCCATACCCTTGCTGAGGTGGTTGGTTATTGTACTGAGGCGGTACTGAATTCTGAGCAGCTTTCTCTGGAAAATCTACATAATCAAATCTCCTAACATTAATTTGCTTATCTCGTTGCTGTTGTCCAGTTTGTTGATTATTCCATTCATTTTCCTCAATATCGCCCTCTACTAAAATGCGATTCCCTTTAACTAATCTATTAATTAATTCAGCCGACTTTCCCCATGCTGTGCAACTGAAAAAGGTTGCTTTGTCTTTCGAGTGATTATAAGCTAATCTGAATTTTACTCGATTTTTACTTTCTTCCTGTCCTGCTGTAAAAACAGGATTATCACATAAATTACCTAGCAGTATAAATTTATTCATGTTGATTTCCTCCAAATTTATTAGTTGAATCGTAATTATTACAATTGATCATTGGTTTATCTTCCAGGCAGCCGTCACAATGATGGCAGTCATTAGGACCGCCGTCTGGAATTATCAACCAGCATGTCCTGCATTGGCACTCCTTGCAAATTTCCTTTGCCATTATTGTTGTCCCCCTTGTTCAATTTTGGCAAAATGCTCAAATTCAAGTTTTAGCGTGTTACATTCATCGTAGGTAAGTTGCGCTGGTGGTCTACCAAATCTCGTGTGGATATACCCTGGGATTCCATTTGGATCCCATCCACCATTGTTCCATGCCAATATAATTTCTTGTTCAAAGGCAATGAATCCATGCATCTGAGGTGGTAAAAATGGTGCCTGTGTCTGTTGATACTGTGGTACTGCCTGCTGCTGGTACCCACCATTCCACTGTTGCTGGCCTTGGTAATATTGTGGCTGCTGATCAATCCCCATCCCTAACCATTGCATTAATTCGATTCCGGTATTTTCATCCGGAGTGAAGCATTTACCGTCAAATAAACGAGTTCTATCCTTACCAGATGTGGCAGTATGCCTTTCATTATCCATATCCAGTACTACAGTAAACTCATATTCAAGACCGGCACGCTGTACAGGTTCCATACCCTTTTTTACTGGAATGATCTTGCCTTTTTCGTCTTTTTCCATTTCGTAAGCGGTCTTGGCTCTCATAGTCACAATGATATGAATGGAAGACTGCAGAATGGCGTCTATAAATTTGTCATGCAATGGCGTAGCATCTCGCCAGCCATTAGTAAAAGAGTTCTTACCGCCTCGTTTATTGACCTCATCCAAAATACCGCCTTGCTTTGACCATGCATGGGATAAGCTATCAATAATTAACACATCATATCCAGCTTCCTCAGCACCTTTGATAGCGCCAATATACTTATCTACTGAAAACGGTGGTGCAATTTCGGCAACATCATAGTCGGCAATATCACAATACAATTGACCGCTGCCATTTTCAGTATCGATAAGAGCGATTTTACCGCCCATGCCTTTTGCTATTTTTAATGCGGAATACGTTTTGCCTGATCCGGATGGACCGCATAAGGCTAGTCTAAGTTTTGCTTTACGGCGTTCAGCCTTTTGGAAAATACTGCTCATGACGTTACCTTCTTTTTCGTGATTATAATGGTATGTCCGTTCTTTAATGCCTCATCAATCAAGTCCATAGCATCACCATGTGTTTCAAAGGTAAATGATGGATTTTGGTTTGCAATAGTGACAACTATTTTTTCTTGTTCTTGCTTGCCAAAAATACTCATTGTTTACGCTCCTTTCCCTAACCTATCCTTAAATGCTTACCAACTTCATACCTGACACCAGGTACTTTTAATCCAATCTTCAAATCTTGATAGAGCCGGTCATTATTGGGTATTTCCTGCTGTGGAATAATGTCGATATACTTTGCTGGTACAATGCTAGGATCATCAACAATCACTGATCCACGACTGTTATTTTGTAGCCTTGCAGTAAACACACCGATTTTTACCCTGGCCAATCCAGCAGTTTCAAGACAACCTTTAAGATATGCCTTGACCGATTTAACCCGATTATCAATTGCCTTTTTAGATTCAGTAAGACGTTTAATTTCTTCCTCATAGGCTGGAATTTCTGACTCCCAATTTTTAACCATTCGAATAATGGCAGCTGTTTTTTCTTCAATATCCATTAATTGAGTGCTGCCTTCGAGTGTATCAATTACAGTTTGTTGATCAAGGTTTTCCATATCTTCAAGTTGCTCTGATAACAGACGATATTCTTCCGCTAATTCATATAATTTGGGCATTAAAACTCACTCCTTCTTGTTTGACTAATGATTTCATACGACATTCCCTGGGTAGCCATAAATATTTTTAACGCACCAGCCTGAGGAATCGTAACACCTGGTAATTTTAGAATTACATCATATGGTGTTTCGAATGTAGGAGGCATAGGACGTGACACGGGTGGTAATGGTGGTAAATGAAAGGATGCTGGATTTAATATTTCATTTGGATAACGAATTTCAGTAGCTTCCCATTTAGGGCAAGGATCTGTGTCCTCAACCTCTTTACCGTAATTAGGGAAACCTATGCTATTATCATCAGGATGGTGTACATGATCTAATACTGGCGGTGATAACTCTACCTTAGGAGCAGCAGCCTTCGCTTCCATTTCAGCACGCTTTTGACATTCCGCTAAAATGATCCCAGGAATATCAGCTAGTTCTGCATTAACGATTAAATGAGCAATATCGCTTGATGTAACAGGTGTTTTTAATCCCATTGAATGCACAGAACATACAGCCACAATCATTTCTTCTTTTTGCCGTTGCAGTTCTAAAGCCTCATCGTTACGGCGTTGAGTTTCCAGCATTGAATTAATCTCAGCTACAATCTCTCTTTTCACAGTGGAAATTCTTGCTGTACGGTTTGTCCACTTTGATGGAATAGTGATTTTGAAATACTCCTGTCGCACTCCCATATCTGTGGCCGTGGTTTGGGCAAACGTTTTTAATTGTTCTTCCAGATTTTTAATACGGTCATTTTCATATTCAAGGATTTGCTTCTTAAGTGGAGCTTCTGCCTTTTCGATTAGCAGCAGTAGCTCTTTGACTTCCCCTTCAAACACCTTATAAGGCTCTTCCATTTTCTTCTTAACTGCTTTACGGAATCCGTCAACATCGGTTCTTATAGAAGCAATCTCTTTTTGTGCTGACTCCATACCTTTGAGGTTTTCCTCGGTAACAACTAGACCAACGTATTTTTCGATATTGCTTTCAATATTCTGCTTAACTTCAGCAAAATTCCATTTAAATTCCTGGACGTTGGATATAATTTTCAGATCGGTAACACTGCTGGATTCTTCCGTTTTTATTTCAGACATTATGGACCTCCTTCATTGCCTTATCTAAGACAGTTTTAAAACTGCCCTCTTTATTGATCTGCTGTTTCAACCAGGTAAGGGACGCTGGACGTTCTTGCACTGGATGTATAGCCTCTACAAATATCATTAATTGCGTTCTCCACAAATACTTAGCGGTAAGTGCGGTCATCTTTACCCCTCCATTGACTGTTGTCATGCGGTATGATACAATTTTTGTAATCTGATTTCCTAAGGGCCACTACTTGCGATAGTGGTCATTTTTCATTTCCAATAATTAATCTTCAGTTCATCACCTGGATAAATTAACGAATTTGGTCTATTGGCAAATACTGTGTCATAATTCAGCTCGATAATCCCATGGTAATACTCACGAATATCACGCGGGCCATATTTGTTTTTCGCCATGTAGGTTTCGGATATGGACCATAATGTATCACCTGGCTGTACTATGTAGATTTCAGTGACCAGTGTCCCTTTGGGTTCTGCATTACCACAACTTGCAAGGGTGACAATCAATAAACCTACTAAAGCGACTACTAACAGTACGTCTTTCTCTCGACGTGTGAACAAATTATCACCTCCTTATACCAGCACAATGTGCTAACCCGTCCATTTTTCTGGTATGGTTTGCAATCATGCGCTGCAATTCATTACTAGGATCTCGACCGTAAATTATTTTCAGGTTGTGAACCACCTTCCTTTCGTAGTAATACTGCATACGGGCTTCACGATTGCGGGATAAAATATTTTTCTCTGCCTCACTTTACAAATTATTACAAGGGTTTTCCTTCCTTCTTGTCGAAGTGCGACGATAGGGGAGGTGATACACGATGAATTTTGAAATTCAAACCGGTCCTAGTTTATCCGACTTATCAAAACCAAGTAAAAAACTTCAAGACATAATACAAGAAGCGACTAATAGCAACAGCGCTATAGGCATGTATGAAAGAATTGTTAATTTAATTAATGAATTTGAAAGTGATCTTGATAATGAATACGAGGCCGGCGCAAGATTAGTGTCATTTGGTCAATCAATCCAATTTCATATTATAGATGTCGGATATTGGAGTCCAAATCTAATTATTTTTTACGGTGCATTAGACGATGGCTCGCGGGTGCAACTTGTGCAGCACATGTCGCAATTAAGTTTTCTATTAATTGCAATAAAGCGCCAGAACCCAAATCAGCCGCGGCGTATAATTGGTTTTTGTGATCAAAATGAAGAAGAATCAAACCAAGCTTGTGATCAATCTGCCGCAACAAGCGAATAGTTTCTTTATCTGGTAGGCTAATATTTAATTCTTTATTGCTTGTAAGTTGTTGAACAAATCCAATTGTTACTTGCTGGCTTGAATCTTGACCATTCATGCCAGTTTCTTTTTTATCTGTCATTTATTTCTCACCCCCTTTGCATAATATTTGATGTATACGCATATACTAGGATGGGAAAGTCTGCGCGGTTTTCGCTGATAAAAATTAAATCCACGTTTCAACTATGACCGGATCATCACCTACGCTTGGTGCCAACCTGATAAACCCTGTTGGAATTGCTGACCTGACATCTGCTAACGTGTCCCCAACAATTACAACTTCAGTAGGTTTGCCAAAACTCCAAAGCCTTGCAACATACTTCCCTGGGTAATCACTTGGATTTTTATAGACGACCATTATGGGAATCACGTTTTATTGCTCCTTTCAGTCCTCATGTTTGAGGGCTATTTTTTATAACACCGGAGAAAATAGAACGACTTACTAGTTTTAAACAAGATTCCAATATAAAGCGAACTTCATCATGTGTTAACCCTTCATCACCAAGCAATTCCAGCAATAGATATGAAAGCTCTCTATGTTTTGGTACTATGGTTGCTGATAATTTAGGTTGCATAGGTTGGTATGAATAATTATGTGTGCAGTTACGGTTGCGAAAACCTTGCTGGATAATTCCCTCAGGACTAGAAGGACGTCCATAATTATTAGATAAAAATGGTAAACTATCTGTTGAACAATTCGGTAATCCACAATTAAACTTTCCACCTGTTTTCCAGCAATCACACACAGTTACTAACTTTGCTTTGCATAGTGAACAAAAATTGCCTCTGGGTACTGCGGTTTTACAATGAGGACAAACTACTTGATTCATGTATTTATGCTCCTTTCCTAAACACTAATTTCACTCTGCTCAAATTCCAGTATTGTTTGACCTGCGAGTTCAGCCATCCGACTAGTTATGAATTTGTAAGTTTTATGGTTTCCTCGATATTTTAAGTCTGAATCCTTTCGGATGTTAGCCAATATTTTCAAATCAGTTTCCTGCTCGATATCTGAATAAATATCATTTTTTCTATCAGCAAATACGCGCCGATTTCCGTCTTTGGTTTTAATCTTTC